TAAAGTACTACCAATACCAACTCCAGATGAAGAAACTACAGATAAAGAATCTACTGGATTAAAATAAATTTGTTTATCAAGTTTAGAATCTAATGGATTTTTATCTCTCTTCTTAAAGACAAAATTTCTTGGTTTTTGATTTAAAGATGAAAAAGCAGTATGAGCATTTCCAACAGTAGAATCATAACTTCGTAAAACCTTAATTCTAGATAATTCTTGATCTACATTTAAAACTTTTACATTTTCAGTTCCTATACCTAAAATATCATTTTCTCTAACGAAAGGAACTTGAAGTTGACCCTCAACATCAAAATAAGTAACAATACCTGTTGCAACAGTACTTCCTACTGCTGCTGTTAAAGTTAAAAAGTTAGTTTGAATTCCTATAGAATATAATATCCCATTTGTTTGACTTGAAGTACTTAATCCTACAATTTCTATTATATCTTTATGCTTATAACCATGCGGTATTGTTGTATAACCAACTACTCCACCAGTTACATCATATGAAACAAATTCAACATTTGTAAAAGAACTTTTAGCTACACTTACAGTATGTACTTCTTTACCTAAAATAGCATTGACTGCTGCAGCAGCTCCTGATCCTCCAGTATCAGATTCATTAAAAATAACTTTATCCCCGTATTGATAACTATGTCCACCTGTAATAATTCCAACACTTTCTAAATTACCTTTAGATGTAGCATCTACTTTAGCAAGTTGTGGTTGAATTTTATCTGATTCTACAATAAAATCATAAGAAGTATTTTTAGAAATTAAATTATATGGAGTAGTAACTCTTAAAGGCTTAACTGAATTATTATAATCGTTAAAATTAATATCCTTTTGATTAGATTGTGGGGCAAAATTAAATCCATTTGGATTTCCATAATATGTACTTCCTATAATATAAGGAAATATTGGTCTTCTAAAATATTTAAATGGTGGAACTGATTCTATTGTATTAGGATTAATTGTTGTAAAATATGCATAAGTTCCATTTGGATATTCTGGAGTAACTCCAAATCTACCATTATGCTCATCTAAATCACCAAGACCGCGAGTATATTCATAATCTTGGGAAAAGAATCCTGCAGGGTAAATAGATGCGCTTGGTCTATGTTCTATATTGTCATTAGGATCTTTATAACTAGATCTTAATATTCTAGCAAATCCTCCTTCTGGAGTTGCATATCCATATGGACCGTATATTGGATATCCATCATATGACCATCCTATTATAGGAGAATGATTAGTAGCAGTTACTTCTACCCCATTACTAAGAGATAAGTCATTAACAAAAACATCTTTACCATCTACTTGTTTTACACCATAAACTGTTTGTCTAAGATCTCTAGGAGCAAATGCGTGTGTGTACTGAATACCATATTGAGAATTTAATCCATTAATAAAAACACCATCATCTTTTTCAATTTTTTTAGTTTGTATTAATCGTTCAACATTATTAATATTCCAAGATAATGGAGTACTTCTAAATTCAGAATCTTTACCTGATGGTGTTACATTAACTACAGACTTTCCTTGTTGATATCCTAATCCAGGAGAAATAACTCCAACATCACTAATCGTTCCATTAGACATTATAGGAACTAATATTGCACCTGTACCAATTCCAGAAATGTTTAATGTTGGGGGTGAATTATATTGTGAACCTGAATTTAAAACAATAACTTTAACAATTCTTCCACCGTTAGTAACTATATCTAACTGTGCATCCTTTCCAGTAACAGTTTGAAATAGTGGTTGTCTATTATAATTAATTATATCAGAAGATCCATAACCAACTCCACCATCTTTAACAAAAACCTTCGATATACTTCCCCGAACAATTGGTTGAACAACAGCTTTAAGATCTTGACCAGCATAAGTTGTAACACCTATGGTTCCATCTATAGAAACTTGTATTGGAGGATAATTAAATATATGTTCTCCAGATCCTGTAGAATTAAAACCAACATACTGTTCATTATTCAAATAAAATGTAGATAGAGTATCTCCTACACCAACTTCAGATAATTTAATTGTAGATTCTGTTAATGCTTTGACATAATAAGTTCCTGCAGAAAGACCTCCTATAGGAACTCCTGTTGGTTGATAAACAACTTTTTCTCCTGTAGAGTATCCGTGATTGGGAATAGTAAGTATATTAGAACTAGTAGTAATTCCACTGGATTTAACAAGAGTTTTATTATTACAATATCCAAAACCAGGATTTTGAATTTCAATAGAACCTACGTATTTTTTCTTATTTGCAGTTTTAAATTTTTGAATACCTACTCCAAAATCAGATATAGAAATTGTATTAACATTATCAATAGCATCTATCTTAGATGAATGGAGAGATATTGCATAAGCATCTATAGTTCTTGCAAAATATTTTGCATCAGCTGATAATCCTACTATACTTCTTTGGTTTTCTGGAGCATAAATTACTTGTTCTCCATTATCAAATAAATGAGGGTTCTTGAAGATGATAATATTCTCAGATAATCTAACACCATCCAATTTATCTGATATGAAATCTCTTTCCCAAGTCATTTCATTTATCTTAGCAATGGCTTTTGCATCACTACCATTACCACCAGTAATTCTTACTTTAGGAACATCTACATAACCAAATCCAGTACTTACAAGTTCTATTCTTTTAAAGTTTCCACTAACTTTAGTAAATACAGAAACTCCAGAACCAACTTGATCCTGTATATCTAAAAGAGGTGGATTTATTACATCATAATCTTCACCTTGACTAATAACATCAATATTTTGAACTGGTCCACTAAAAATATAATCCTCAGACTTATAATTACTAATTTCTACACCATTAACTAAAATACCAGTTTTACCACCCATAGGAGTTGGGAATTTTGCGAAAGATTTGGTAGGTGGTTTTATTTGTCTAATTAAATTTTGAGAACCTAATTTTTTACTTGCAAATATAGATAATTCTAATTTATTATCTTCGACTGTACCACTTAAAGAAACAAATAAATTACCTGCAATATCAGATCTACTTTTAGAAAGTTTAATATTATTCTCATCAACCTTTTTGACATAATATATTTTTTCATCAATATTAAGTTTATTAGTATCTGAACCAGCAACATATGTTACAGAATCACCTGTAAATAATCCATGATCTAAAATTTCTATAGTATCAGTATCATTAAAATTTCCTGAGAATGAAACAGACCTATCCGTTGTTGCTATTGGTTCATCAAGATAGTTTGGAAGAGAAGGAGACGCAACATAATATGATTGCGTATCTACATATACGTTTTGAACATTTGCATTTTGATTTTTTAATTCTGGATATTTTTCTGCATCAACTTTGGTTAGGGTTTTTCTCACTTTAACCACTTTCGCAGCATCTATCAATGTATCTGCTTGAATATAAAATGTTTTAGCATTTAATACTGAAATAATAACACCTTTTATCTCAACACTATCATTTAATATAATAGATCCATTAGCACCTCTATTAAAAACATTATTATCTCTAGTTGTAATGGAATAGACAAAACTAGCATCGTTTATAGTCTCTACTTCTTCTATATCATAAGTAGGTGAAATATTGAAGATCCAATTATTTCCAAATTGCCCCTTTACATTACTTCCGAGAGTTTTTACTCTGATAGTATCACCAACATCACTATAGAGAACTGGCCCTGAATAATTAAGATCCTCTAAAACACCAGTTACTTGAAATGTGACTGGAATTGTTGCTACACCAATATAACCATAAGCATGGTCGTTAATTCTTACAGTTTGCTTAGATTCAAGATTTTGACTAATTCCAGAACATCCAAAAAATTGATTTAATGATTTAGAAGTATAATCAACATTAAAAGTTGTCCCATTAGCATTATCTATAGACAAATATCCAGAATGAGCAAATCCAACAGTAGAATCTACATCAAGAACAGTAGAACCTACAGAAACTGCAGTTATAATTTTTGTTGAAGGATGAATAGAAAACTTTCCAAATCCAGTAATATTATTAGTATCAAAATCATAATCTAAACTTAATCTATAATAAGTTTGATCACCTCTAATAATTTTTTCAACGTTATTTACAGATCCCCTTGCACCATTAGAAGTAGAAGTAAAATCTTGAAATATAGTCTGATTAATAAGATCTTCAGGATTTCCTTTAATAGATTTTACAACTAATTGTTTAGATACTTGATACTGGGCATCAGATGGGGTAAATAGATAATCTCTAGGTTTAATTACCTCAACATCCTTACCATAAAGAGCACGGAACAATATTTCAAAAGAATCATCAGTTCCTTTAGATGAATAGAAATCTTTTGCTTGTTTTAAGAAAAGACCCTTATTAATTTTTGAATCTAATTGCCTATCATCAAATCCAGGAGTTACTTGCTTTTTAAGTTTGTTAAAAAATTGTTTTAAAAATAAAACACTTAAATTATTAACTACTTTTCCTGAAGAATGAGTGGATATTCCACTAGTAGAGAAAACAAGTTCATCTGGATTATTATTGCTTCTAAAGGATGTAATTCCACTAAATCCCCTTACACAACCAGTAAAAGAATTTGTAGTTATTCCAGTATATGTAATAATTTCAGAATCAATCTGAATTAATCCATAACTTTTAGGAAATCCAAGTGTAGTATCAACATTAATTGTATTATCAGAAACTCCTACATTAACTGAAAGATTAGTAGAATCAGTAAGGTTAGTTAAATTATCAACTTTAATATATTGGTCAATATTTTTAATAATATCTAAAGTCGATCCTTGCCCTTCTAAAGAAAGGTAATACTGTGATAAAAACTCACCGACTAAAGGATGATCATTCCTAACAAAACTAGGAAGTTGATTATCTACTAAAGAGCTAATTTTTACTCTGGATTCTACTGACATTTTATATTTTTAAAACTTAGTAACTGGATGGTGTAGAGGAAACTGTTCCTGATTGAGTAATATTTGAACTCCCTAAGATATATCTATTCAAGTTTAAGGAGGGGTCATTTCTCCTAACAATACTTCCACTAGAATAACTAGAAGTTGTTGTATATAAAGTTCCTGAAGGGTTAGCTCCAGATGCAATATTATCTTCCAACATATTTAACCTACTATTAGTTATGTCTAGTTGTAAGTATAAATCTTGCAAACCAATCACGTCATTTGATATTGGACAAGTAGAAATCTCAATAATAGGTTCTCCTTGAATTGATCTATCAGTACCAATTATGTTTATGGGATTAACCATAATCTCACCTTTTATATAATCAACACTACCAGCATAATCTCTAACTATTGATGCTTGATTCCTCTCATCCAATTTGAATAAAATCAATCTTCCATATCTAGAAGAAGTTCCATACATTATATTACCTGGAAGATCTGCAAAATAAACAGTTTCTGCTAATCCACTAACATTAAAACCAGATGATTTGATATTATAACCATATTGATTTTTAACATAGAATGGATTTCCAAAACATAATTCATATTCCGCAGTTTGATTCGATCTTACTCTTAAGTCTCTTCTAATATGAACTGTAGTAATATTAGAAGTTATTGCATCATGACTAGAATCTATTATATTTTGGAATTTACTATATTTAAATTTAGCTCCATATTTATTTAATTGTGAAGAATTAGCATAGGTATTGACATTTTCTGATATGATCGTCTTTACAGCATTTGGACTGTTAGCTAAATTGGGGTTATAATATGCTGTAGTATGTAATTCAACGTAAATATACTTAAGATCCTGAATATGGGGAACAATTCCAGCAACCGAATACTTTCTAAGTATGTTTTTTAGGTTTTGTTTGATGGATGTTGGTACATAAGGACCATAAAAAGGTTTTATAGTGATAAAAACCTTACCATATTGAGGTGGATTTAGTTCTTCACCGCCAAAAACGGAAACAGATTGAGTTTCTGGATAAATTTTAGGTAAAAGTGCCTCATAATCAGCAGCAGTTACTGCTCTATTTTGAGAAGCATAGATTCTAGGAGCATAATTTTTAATTGAGTCAACAGATTCAATATCTTTACCACCATTAGAACCTATATTTGCCGTAAGTAATGAAATACCAGTACTTACTAAATTATTGTTATTGTCTACAATTCTACCAGCATAGGTAAAAGAAGAAACTCCATTACCATTAGGACCATTTGTCTTAGTATATGAAATTTCAATAAAATTCAAATCTTTGAGTTTCTGACCAAATACACCATCACCAAAAATTAACTCATATCTTTGATCTTCAATTTCTTGAATAAAGAAGACTTTAGAAGTAGAAGTAACGTCTACCAGACTATCATTGACATTATATTTTACTGAAGATGTACTAGATTGGGTATCTCGGACTAAAACACTAATTGTTGATGTATCAATATTAGAATTTGGAAGAATAAATCTCTGTTTTAGGTTATTTTCGTTAAAAGTAAAATTATTTGTTAAAAATGTACCTTCATATATGTCAATATCGTTAAAAACTGCAATTTGATTAACTACAGGAACCGTAATATCGTCTGGAATGGTAAAAGAGTAACTTTCTCCACCAAAATTAGAAGAAGAATTAGCAAATAATCCTTTTTTTATGGTTAAGGAAACTGGGTTTGTGGAAAAATTGCTAGTATTTACTAAAAAAGAGATTTTTGCGGATGAACACTTTCTCGAAGTAGGTAAATACCCAATATTTCTTGCTAATGCAACTACATTTTCTCTTAAAGTTGCACTATCGATGAAAACCTCATTACTAACCATGTTAGCATTGTATGAGGATATGTAAGTATTGTATGCAAGTACGTCAATTACTGCTGAAAGATTGGATCCTTCAAAATCATAGTCTGTAAAATTAGAATTTGCCCTCAGATAGTCCTTAATTGAGACCTTTATCTGATCAAAATCTAGATTTGTAAAGTTTACTAGTGGCATTATCGTGTCGGCTGTAAGGCAAATGATAATTGTTGAGGATCAAGTTCAACTCCTATGATATCATAATTAACAATTACGTTAAAAGTGTTGTTATCATAGTCAGGAGTTACTTTAATATCAATAACTTTGACTCTTGGTTCATAATTTTCAATAGTAAGTTCAATTTCTTCCCTAATTATGGATGCAGTACCTTGATCTATGTTTTCGAAAAGAGACCTTGACACTTTAGAACCTAGATATGGGTTAAAAAACCTTTCTCCAGGATAGGTAAGTACTAAATTCCTTATAGAACGTGCAATAGCTGTTTCATTTTTAATAGCAATAAGGTCTAAATTGATTGGATTTATCTTAAACGATAAACTTAAGTCCTTAAACCCCTTACTTATCCTTTCTACAGGCATAGAAGTACCTTAACTTACTTATTTATTAGTATGATTTTGACTATTTAGCAATAAAAAAAGCACCTTGGTAGATGCTTTAGTAAATATTCTATTTTCCTTGACCTCGATATCTCTTTTTTGCCTTATTTCGACTTGTTGGTGCGTATTTGGTATGCTTTCCAAACCCTTGACGACTTTTCTTAGGGAGAGATTCGATCCATACGTCCCCTCCCATTGATGTTTTAACTGCCATAATAATTAATTGCTAAATTACTCGTGTTTTTTCGTGACCTACACGTATCCGAGGGTCACACCAGATCTTATAGTCTTTATCAATAGCATCTAAACAGAAAGATACATCCTCACCACACATATCTTGAACACTACCTGATTCAAAGACCTGCATCTTAGGAGCAAACCAAGGATATTCAAGGTTCTCGAATACACCCTTCTTAATAAGCACCCAACCAAACCCTGTATAATCTACGGTAAAAGGTTTCTTCCTTCTTTCCATAGTCTCACCTGTTTCGTGATTCATAACTCCACCGTTCTTACGGAAATCATCTTCCTCTAACCAGTGTGCTACTGAGGTAGTCTTGCCATCCTCTGTCATATACCAACCTGCTGTGATCTCTTTTTCATCACCTTCAGCAGGAACTGCAAGATCTGCTAGTTGCCAGAACTTTTCTGTGTTGAAGACAATATCCGAGTCAATCCATAGTTGGTAATCATACTGCAACTTACCATCCCAAGGTATCTGATTAGGACCACGTAATACATTAGCACCTAAACACTTACAACGTGCAAAGTTAAC